GTCCGTTTTAGCAGGATTTACGGCATTCGTTAAATGGCTTGTTAAACATTATTTATACGAACTTAGACCTAATGGTGGTGGATCAATGAAAGATCAGATTAATAGACTTGAACAACGCATTGATCATATCTTTGAAATAATATCTCAAAAATAGTTTGACATAATAATTTTGTCATAGTATAATTGTACTATTCCTAGAGAGGGGATAGTATGAACAACTTTGAATTTATCAGAGCAGTAAGAGATGATGACAGTCTGTCACCCCATGCCAAGCTGACAGCTATTGTCATAGGGTCACACTATAATTGGATTACAAATGATCCATGCTGGGCATCAAATAAAACATTAGCCAAAGAGACTGGATTAAGCGCAAGAACTGTAATTAGAGCTAAGCGTGAATTAGAACAAGCAGGATACCTAGTGTCACACAGACAGTGGGATAGTGCCAATCTGTCACATGTCCTATGTCCCACTGGCCGTCTAAAAGATACATTAAAAGATACATTAAAAGATAAGAAAAAGGATTCTAACGAATCCTTGGTTATAAATAATATAAATGTTCAGCCAGAGGATATTCTGGTATTAGAAGAACAAAGTTCCGCCGCCGCCCGAATTATGGAGGAGGACTGGTTGTCATGGTAGAACAAGAAGGACCAATATATTATTGTGATGAGTGTGACAAGTTTATTAGATATGAAGAAGTCTGTGCAGATTGCAACAGCAAAGGATCAATAGTTGGATGGATGAAAACAAATGAAGAAGTGTAATAAATGTAAATTAGAAAAACCAGTAACAGAATTTCACATGGATAAAAGAAGCAAAGATGGCTTTCAGGCTTACTGCAGGTCATGTGCAAAGGCCTATTTTAAGGCCTGGATGGACAATATGAAGGCCTCTGGAGAGTCTATCCATGTCGAGAGTAAGGTATGCGGAGATTGTAGCTTAGAAAAGCCTCGTAGCCAGTTTGGAAGGCATTCTACAAGGAAGGATAAGCTAAACAGCTATTGTAAGCCATGTTGGAGAATTAGATGTGCCAAAGCTATAAGGAAATTTAATGAGAAAAAGAAAAAATGACACGTATGATGCGACGGGTAGAACAGGAAAAGAATCAGCCGTTATAAGATCGTTCTGGTGTGAATATACAATGGAACAAGTTCAGCAAATGTCGCAGGAAGAGTTAGATAAATCCATTAGTGATTCTTTAGACAGATATGCAGCAGAAAGAATGAAGATGGACAAAAGATGGGACTGGCCAATTCCTCAAGGATGGTCCTTAATAAAGAGAAACAAAAATTCTCTTGACAAGAAAGACAAAAATATAATATAATTATCTTATTCATTACTTCCCTTACTAGGTTATGAATATATATATAGGCTGACAACCCCACAAACCAATTAAGGAAGTCAGTCAGGGGCTCAGGATTCGGCCAATTGTTCCTGGGCCCCTTCTCTTTTTTTTACGGTATAATTGAGTATGAAACATCGTGGTGATTTTCGAGATTTTGTGAGTGTACAGGCAGATAATGAAATGAGACTTTATCCATACGCCAAGGATCTTTATTATAGACCAGATGGAAATCTGATTATGACGATTGAAATCTACGATGACGAGAATACATACGAGCAGACTTTTGGATTCATGACAAGCGGGAAGCTTAAAGAATTTCTAGATCAGCTCTGGGATCAAGAGGAAGAATAATGGCAGTTAAAGGTTCAAGAACAAAAAGTATTGCTAAAGTAAAAAAACCTAAACCTGGAGCAGGTTCTGGTAAAAAAACAGAACGCATTTCTCCACAAGAAATTTCTAAATTTAAAAATGAAGTTCAAAAACAAAAATCAAAAGCAAACTTGGCTATAACTGCACGTTACAATAAATACACTGGCACGGGAACTACTAAAAGCGTAGGTGGACGAGAGTATGCAAAGGTTGCTGTACCAATTACAATTAATACTAATCTAAAAAAACCAAGAATAAAAGTCGGAAAAGTAAGTAAAAGATCAGGGTACCTTCCAAGACAAGTTTCTGGACGAAGAAAATTAGTAGAACAAAAAGGAATGAAATAATGGCTAATACTATTAAAAAACAACAAAAACAACAATTAAGAAAATATATAAATAAAGCTGCTAAAACTGTTAGAGTTACACAGCTTCCACGTGTAAAAGATTTAGGTACTTTAAGGCCAGCCAAACTAACCAGAACAAAAATTGTTGTAGATCCAGGCCAAACACGAGGACAACAGCTTAAAAAACAAAGATTAAAAAGAAAAATGAAAAAGAAGTAATGGCTAGAATAGTAGATGTAAATAAACACGGGATCAGAAGAGAAATTGATCACCAATGGAGGAAAAAGAAAAATGGCAGTAAAAAGAACAAAAAGAACTTCAACTCAGAAGTCCTTGAGCCCAAAGAAAAAAGCTTACAAGAGCCCAGCAAGAAGTAATAAAGAAGGCATTGCAGCCACAGCTTATGATCTAGCTAAAGCTGGAAGCACATCAAATCCATTGTCTATTATTAGAATGATAAACGGAATTAGAACCCCTATATCAACGGGCGGGAAATCAAGAAGTACTACCTCTACAACTAGAAGAAGAACAAGAACAATCAAGACTCAAGCTAGATCATATAGAGGAAGATAATGGCACTCAAAAGACCTAAGCTAATAAAGTATGGCAAAACATCTACAGGTGAGTATAAAGAATTACCTGGAAAGAGAAGAAAATCATCTGGCCTTCCAAAACCTTCAAAGCCTCCAAAGCCTAAGAAGGAAACAAAGACAAAGCTTAATAAAAGACTTGGCAGGATAGTGGTTTTGAATAATAAACCAAGCAGAAGATTGTCACCAGATCTAGATGTTGTTGCATTATCTAGGATAAAGAACGCTAGAAGGAAGAAATAACACGTATGCACAGTTTAACAGTTTGTTATTTATATAAACACGATATCAAATGTGCGCCCGTAAGTCAAATTTTATGCAAAAAGGATACATATCCATATGTCAATTTGTCGACATTTGGGAGGAATTAAATGGGATACGCAAAATATAACGAAGAACAAGTAAGCAATTTTATTGAATGTGCTAATGAAATGGGAATTGGGCCAGCAATGAGAGAACTAGGATATCCTGGCTCATATCATACTGCTAGTAAGTTCTATAAACAAAGAAATCTAGACATTCCGACCATTAATACATTAGCATCAATGTCAAAACAATTAGACATTTTCTATAAAGATAAAGAGAAAGTATTGGCGGCACAGGCAGTATTAGATAGATCTATAGAGAAACTATATCAAGAAGATCTATTGGCAGAAGATATCAATAAGTTATCAAATGCTATACATAAGGCTATACAAACAATTAATCTAATTGAAGGTAAATCAACTAACATTAATGAACAAAGAAATAAAGATGGATCTGATTTGGCTATTATAGACATATTGAATGAAGCTAAAATGAGAAATGAATCTATTAGACAAGCTATGACCACCCAAATTAATGAATAATTAAATTAATTTTTATTTGGAACTGTAAAAAAATTTGAAAGGTAAAAATGATAGATATAGCAAAAGTATTTGATGATATAGATCCTCTATTATTATCAATTCCAGAAGGCAGGCGGGAATTAACTAAATATGACCCTATGCTTTTTGCTTTGATCTATTTGCCAGAGCATTTGAAGAATGCAAATGGTGAAATTACACTTTCAGAGTTTCACTGGGCACTAGGTGAATATGGAAAGCAATGGATCACAAAGCCAACTACACCTAAGCAAAATAGAGATGCATTTATTGCACCTCGTGAATGTGGCAAATCTACATGGATCTTCTTGATTCTTCCTATGTGGGCCGCCGCCCACGGTCATATTAAATTCGTAGCTGCATTCTCAGATGCTGCTTCTCAGGCTGAGACGCACTTAATGACATTTAAGAACGAACTAGACACAAATGAATATTTAAGATTGGACTACCCTGAGTTATGTAGTCCTAAGTTATCTGGTGTGGGCAGGGCTATGGCTAATAATTCATGGCGTATTGTTCAATCAAATGACTTCATATTCGATGCCAACGGTATCGATACTAACTCTCTAGGTAAAAAGGTATTTGGACAACGCCCTGACCTTATTATTCTTGATGATATTGAGAAGGGTGAAAAGAATTACTCTGAATACCAGGCAGGTCGTCAAATGAATACAGTGTTTGACGACATTGCCCCTATGAATATTTACGCAAGAATGATTGTTGTGGGTACTACCACCATGCCTAATTCAATGATGGACCAATTACGTAAGTATGCAGATGGAGATAGAGATCAGTCTCTACAGTGGATTACAGACCAGAATGTTAATGTCCACTACTATCCAGCCATCCTACCCAACGATGATGGCTCAGAACGCTCCGTATGGCCTGAGAAATGGCCTCTAGAGTGGCTTCAAAGCCAAAGACACCTACGTGACTTCGCTAAAAACTATATGAATCGTCCTGTAAATACAGATGGTAACTTCTGGACATACGAAGACATCATATTAGATGAAGAGGAATATGGAAATACTATAATCTCCATAGACCCAGCAGTAACAAAGAATAAGATTTCTGACTATACAGGTATTGCGGTATTGTCTAGAGGCGAAGATGACAATATTTATGTCAGAGAAGCAATACAGTTAAAGGTTTCTCCTTCTGAATTAGCAGAAAGAGTAGAAGCCTTGGTAGACATTTATGATGCAGGAGTCATATATGTTGAAACAAACCAAGGTGGAGATCTATGGTACGATGTGTTTAAGGACATACCAGTACGATATAGATCAGTAAAACAATCAGTATCAAAGCAAATACGTGCAGGAAAGGCATTAAACTTCTATCAACAAGGTAAGGTTAGACATACTAATCATTTCCCAGCCCTTGAAGAGCAAATGTTTTCTTTTCCAAAGGTATCCCACGACGACGTTCTTGACGCAGTTGTTTCTGGAGTGTTATACTTTTTAGACAACAAGGCGCCTAAAGTATTTGCAAAACAATTAAGTTATTTAAGGAGATAAGATGAAAGACGTAAGAGTAGCCCTTGAACAAATTATCACAAAACGAGAAGGTTATAAGCAAGCTGAGGCGTATTATGAAGGCGTAAACGCTGAGGTATTTGCAAATCAACGCTGGTTTAAGCTATTTCGCTACGAGGGCAGCGATTTTAGATTTAATTTTTCTAAAACAGTAGTAGATGCAGTTCTAAATCGTTTGGAAATCAAGCAAGTCATGGCAGGAACAGAAGAAGCTATGGACTATATTGATACTATTTGGGATCAGACAGACATAAAGCTTGATATTAACGAAATTCATAGAAATGCGCTTGTCTATGGAGATTCATATGCAATTGTTTGGCCAAACGAAAATGGAGAACTAACAATTGACTACAACTCACCAATGACAACATGTGTAGTTTATAGCCAAGAGAATCCTCGTGAAAAAGAATTTGCAGCTAAACTATGGCAAATAACTTCTAACAACCAGAAGATTCTTAAACTAAACATGTATTATCCAGATCGCATTGAGAAATATGTTGGATATGGAGACATTGACCTAGTTTCACACCAAATGAACATGACTGCGATGGAAACAATCCCAAATCCATGGGGTGAGATTCCAGTATTCCACTTCCGCACACACAAGCCATTTGGAAGACCAGAACATGCTGATGCATACGGTCCACAAGATGCTATTAATAAGCTTATTTCAACACACATGTTGACTGTAGATTATCAGGGTGCACCACAGCGTTATGCGCTTGCTGCAGGAGGAAATTCAAACGAATTTGATGATTTCTCTGATGATGATACAGCAAGAGAGAACTTGGCAGCCCTACAAAATGGTCCAGGTGAACTATGGTATCTACAAGGTGTCTCATCTGTTGGACAATTCCCAGCAGCAGACCCAGGTATCTTTACAAATCCAGTAATTGAATATGTCAACGCAATGGCATCAATTACATCAACACCAAATCATTACTTCATGAGAGGAGCAACACTTCCATCAGGACAGGCACTTCGTGTGGCTGAAGCTCCTTTATTCAAGAAAGTACTAAATAGACAGCTTTCATTCGGTTCAACATGGAGAGACTTGTTCAAATTCATGTTTAAGATTGAAAATATTCCAGCTGATGTAGAAATCAAATGGGAAAATGCAGAATCAGTAGATTCGCTAGACAATTGGGATATAGCAGTTCGCAAGAAGTCAGTTGGTGTAGGTTTATACCAGATTCTTCTTGAGGCAGGTTATGACCCAGAAATTGCAGATGCAATTGTAGCTGAGTCGCAGGCACAACAGGGCTTGCCACCAGTTCCTACATCTGAAGTTGTAAACGCACACAATTACGCTCTAGAGCAACAGGCTATGGAACGTGCTTATGCCCTAAATCAGGAGCAAGGCGAAGTTAATCCTTAATTGGACGATTAGGAGAATAAAATGGAAAATGAACTCGTAGAAGGTACATCTACAGAGATCAAAGACCCAGTAGCAGTTTTGGCTGCTCTGGATCGTGCAAAAAATGACGCTAAGCGTTTTAGAATGGAAAAGGAAGCGGTAGAGGCAGAAATTGCTGCTACTAGAGAAAGAGCTAACTTAGTACAAACTAAACTTAAGAATGACAAGATAATTAGACAACTCATGGAAAATGGGGTTCCTAATGCTGATAAATTGCTTAAGTATATTAAAACATCAGAAATTAATTTAACTGATGATTTTGAAATCGAAGGATTGGATAGCCAATTGGATGCCCTTAAAACGGATTTCCCTGAACTATTTGACCCTAAGAAAATTGTCGGCGGACGTGCTGATTCTGGAGTATCTTCATCTGTTGATTCTCCGCTATCTGCAACCGAATTACAGGCAAAATACGTGCTTGGAGAAATTATTTAGTGTATAATAGATGTGTGCAAGCTAGATGGACGTTTAGGCTTGCAGACAGAAATATTTGGACGAATATTAATCTCAAGCTAACAAAATCTAACTTATGAAAAGGATAAAACTATAATGGCAAGACAAGAACTTACTGTCGCTAATGGTTATATCATCGAAGAGCACAGCTCCAACGTTGTTCAGGCTGCATTGCAGAATTCTGCAATTGAAAGCCAAGCACGTCGTGAGCCAATGGCAACTTCTGTGAAGCGTGTTCCACGTTTCGTTGGAGATGCTCCAGCAGTTTATGCTGAAGGTGCGACAATCGGTGAATCATCTGTAACTCTAGACGACATCACCCTAACAGCTCGTAAGTGGGCTAAGATTATGCACATCTCTGAAGAGGATATGAATGACTCATTCATCGATGTACTTAATACATACAAGACTCAGTGGGCAACCAACTGGGCAAAGAAATTCGACAACGCATGCCTTGGTGTGACAGTTGCAGGAGACGGAACAGACACAGCACCATATACTTCTGTATATCGTGAAGTTTCACAGTACAACTCAGCTTCTAACCTCATCCAAACAGCAGGCGCTGTTACATTCGCAGACTTGAACGATGTTCTTTCAAAGATCGAACAATCTTCATACTTTGATGCAGCTAAGACAGCATTCATCATCCACCCATCATTCCTAGGAACTCTTCGTGGCCTTGTTGATGACAACAATCGCCCAATTCTTCAGGATCCACTAGGTGCTCGTGGAGCAACTCTATTCGGCTACCCAGTAGTCGTATCAGCAGGCGCTGCTACATCTTCAGCTGCTTCAGCTGCACCAGCAGGAAATCCACTTTTGATCGTTGGTAACACCGATCTTATGGTTAACGGTGTTCGTGCAGGCATCGAATCTATGGTATCTAAGGATGCTAAATTTGATACAGATGGAGTTCTTCTCAAGGTTCGTGCACGTCGTGCATTCGCTGTTGCTAAGCCTGAAGGCTTTGCAATCGTTGAGAAGACTGCATAAGGAGGAAATAACTAATGGCTTCTAAACTATACGGAAATTTCCTACTTAAGGCTCTAAATAAGGAAGTTGATTTTGATTCAGACACTATCAAGGTGGCTCTTCTTACATCTTCTTATACACCAGATCAGGACGCTCATGACTACTTCAACGATGTTTCTACATATGAAGTAACAGGAACAGGTTACACATCTGGTGGAGCTACTTTGGCTTCTAAAACAGCTACATACGATTCTGCAACAAACGTAATCGTACTTGATGCTGCTGACGTTACTTGGTCATCATCTACAATCACAGCTCGTTATGCTGTTGTATATGATTCAACAGGTACTGCAAGCACATCAGCTCTAATTGGTTATGTAGACTTCGGTTCAGACCAGTCTTCAACCAACGGTAACTTCACAATTACATGGGATAGCACAGGTATTGTGCGTATCACAGTAGCGTAAGGATACCCTAAATGAATGTAAAGGTTGAGGTCGGCGTTATGCAAGCAAATGCTTGTTTTAATGAGTCCAAAACAATTGTCGTAGCAACCACCCCTTACTTGTTGTCATATGCTCCGATTGTTTCCGACCTCACCTTTACCCCTTCAGTAACAGTAAACGGTGTAAGCATTTCTTCTATACCAGCAGATAAGAAATTGTTAGGAGTCATGGCTGCCTAACCGCAGCCTATTTTTATGTCATTATATTCTCAAAGAGTAGCACAAGATAATCCAGTATTATATTTTGAAAACAATTCAAGCGGGGTCAACAATACTGGCTCACGTACTCCAACAATTAGTACAGGCACATCAAACGTATTTTATTCAACTGGAGGAGTTGCAAATAGTCCCTACATTTACGTCGGTGACTATAACGATAGTAATTATGGATTTGAATATTCAGACTCAACAACAACATTTAATGACAAAGCGTTTTCTATAACAGGTTGGTTTAAAGTATCTGCATCAGATAATCAACAAGCATTTAACTGGATTTTTCATACTGGAACATCTGGAAACGGAATTAATATTGACGTAAATCAGTCACTTGCATATTTAAGTGCAACGCCCAATGGGTTTACTAATCAGGTAAGTTCACCTGGAGTTTCTCTTAATGCATGGCATCATTTTGCTTGGACCGTAGATTCTACAAATATGAAACTATATATTGATGGAAGTCTTGTTTCCACAGCATCAACACCATCTACAATATCAATGGATTCACAAGTTAAATACTGGATGCGATGGACTTCAAGCGGAACAACCAGATATGGTGCTACGGGTAATTATGATGAATTGGCAGTATTTGATTCAACTCTTTCAGCAACAACAATTGCTGAACATTATGCAGCAGGATTTGCTATAGGTTATTCAGCTACTCCAGCTACAGCATCAGCATTAGCTGTTCAACCAACTACTATAATTGATAGTGGATATGTGGCACAAGCAGCAACAGCATCTGCCACATTTGCAGAAGCATCTTGGAACTTTGTTAATCTTCCACAAATGCTTGATACCTATATGCAAACATTGTCATTTGAGCAATGGTATAGATTTGATCAGCCTAAGAAAATCCGTAACTATGGAACTGGCGGAAATGCTGAAACAGCATGGGCATTTAACGGATCAGCTACGACAGATATTCTGGGCGGAAGACAGGGTTCAGGTGCATTAGTAATTTATGGACAACAAGGTAATACAGTTCCACTTGCATTTGGAGTTAACCAACCATACTCTACAGAAATTACAGATAATGAATTTGCAATTGGTTTTTGGTTTAAAGCAGAATCTGGATTTGGTGACAAATTAGCAGATATTATTAAATATTACAATCCATTTGGATCAGATTATTATAATTTAAGAATTAGAAATACTGGATATGTAGAATGGACAATGCAAGGAAATCAGCAAAATCAAGTTGTTCATTTAACAAATGTGGCTGATGGAAATTGGCACTTTATTCATGCAAGAGCATCTACTTCAGGTAATACAATTTCCATAAATGTTGATAATGGAACTGCCGTATCTACAACTACTAATGGAACTTGGCCATCTGTTTCTGCTTTAACTTTTGGAAATGTATTAAACTCAGGAACTAATAATAAAAAGGGTTACATTTCTCATTATTGGGTAAACGGATATAGCACAATTACCAGCACTCAAATTGGCAACATGATTACATATGCTGGTACACCAATTCAAGCTGCAACAATATTGCCAGAACCAACAGTTAAATTTACAAATGCCTATAATGATTATATTCAAGCCAATGGTTCAACAATTGAGTTTAGAATGGATGAAGCTACGGGAACACCTGTAAACTTTGGAACAATAGATTCATTGTCCATTGGTTTAAATGGATCAAATGTAAGTTATTTACAACCAACAGTAAATAGATATGCTTATAAATTTACAAATGCTAATACTTATCTACAAGGTGACTGGACTGCCGCTTCTGGTACATTTAGCACAAATGCTCAACAAACCATGGTTGTTAGATTTAAATCAAATGGCTATAAATCATTTGAACAAATTCTTGGATCTACTGGTATGTTTGGATTTCTTGGAACTGGTATTACAATAGCATTAGGTGCTAATAATGGACATATTTCTGCCAGATTAAATAAAGGATTTGGTCCAACAGATACAGAAACAATTACATGGTCAACAAACGTAGCAGATAACGAGTGGCACCTTGCGGTAGCTTGCAAGTCTGGTTCTAACTTTACATTATATGTAGATGGTAAACAAAGAGCACAAATTACTAACTCAGCAATTACACCTGCAAACTCTGGAACATGGGGTGTTGCAGCTGAAGGTAAATATAATGGAACAGGGTCAAATACTAAAGAATTATATATTGATGAATTTGCAGTATTAGCTACTGAAATTACGGCTGCAGAAGCATTTGAGATGTATCAGGCAATTTCATTAGACACAGATAATGAAATATCAGCATTAATGGTTAATCCTACATACTCAGCTGGATATGGCCCAACAATTGCAGCAGCTCCAATGATTGCAACTGCTGCAGAAGGAGCGGTATTCCCATTTGTAGTTCCATTAACTGGACAAGCATTATTCCAGCAACCTAACTTTGAGGCTACAAAGAATACAAGCAATGCTGTAACCGCATGGACAGCATCTGCATTAATGGAAGACATAACATTTTCAATTGGTGAATTTAACGGTGCTCAACACATGGAAGCAACTGCTACATTCCCACAACCACAATTATTTATTCCAGGATTCTGGTTCGACAACCCTAAGATTGCTACAGCTGAAATGGTTCAGCCAACAGTTGTTACAACTCTTGGAGCGCTAATCAAGCCACAAAGCTTAAATGCCAAGGCTATGTTTGCATTGCCTCCAGCATATTATTTAGCAAGTGATGATAAGTGGTATCAAGCACTTCTTAATGTAGATTATCAAACTCCATCAGTTGCTGGAAAGATTACATTCTTTAATACCAACGATACTATTTATGTAGGTGGAGCGTATGATGGATGGCAAGCAAGACAACCAAGTGCTGGATACAATTTAGTTAATTCTCCACTTCCAGCAGCGTATGCTGGTGTTGTTGATAATCAAGGCAGAAAAGCATTAAATATTAGAAATATTGAATTAACTTATACACCTAATGAATCATATTCAGGTGGCTGGACATTAGAAACAATGTTTAGAACCACGAAAAAGAATCAATATATCGCTACTGGATATTTATTGGGAGACACAACAAGCTCCGTATCAAGAAATAAGCGTTCTGGAATTAGACTTAAAGATGGAAAGATTGCCTTTATAAATGAAAAAGATACATCTCTTGGATATTTGAAATCTTCAGATTCTATAGCATTTACTGGATATAAAGATATTGCAGACGGAGAATGGCACCATCTCATTATTCAGCTTAGAAATGATGGTGTTGATGCAAATAATGCTCGTCTACAGGTATGGATTGATGGACAACTTGATATTCAAAGATTTGGATTACGTTCATATTCACCTAATCAAATTGGATTTAACTCAAGTGATGTTGATGCTTATTCTGATTTTGACATGTCGGCAATATCAATTAATAAGAGATCATATGTTCTTGAAAAAGAAATTCTTATTAACTATCTTGCAGCTATTGATGTTACTCCAATTGAAGTACCAGTAGCCAAGGCATCTGCAGACTTTGGAAAAGAAACAAAGGCATCTGGAAATAGAGGTAGAGCATTGATGCTTTACTTCTGGCCAACTGCTTCTGAACAGCTTAAAGGAGTATATACATATACCAACTTTACAAGCGATGAAGCTGCAAATACTCTTACAACAATGGATTATTACACATCACCACCTCAAGAATATGAAGGTTGGGACGTATTCCCAGTAGATGTTACTGGGCGCTTTGTATCAGAATTAGTAAAACCTGAAGCATATGGCGTTGAAAACATAAAGCTTACAACATTTAGCTCTTATGTTGGCCCTTGGGATGGACCTAATACAAAAACATATTTGGTAAATAGCAGAGGAACATTTGTAAATCCAGTAACAGATGCCGCAAGATATATTGATCTAATTAATGATATTGATTTATCTCAATTTGATATGATTTTCTTTAAGAACTATCCAAATGATCCTAAAGAAAAGGATGCATTTACTGGATCAGAAATTGTTGATGCATACTTTAATTTAAGAGAATCAAAATTGTTTGAAGACTTTTTAAAGAGTCTTCGTGCAGCAGTAGATACTGGTGTGTCTCTGATGGTTTCAAGTGCACAACTTGCTCTTGATCTTAAGATTGTTGACCGTGTAGAAGTTGTTCCAGCTATGGATGACAATATTGGTCAGGGTAATTATAGTGATCCATATGCGCCAACACAAATGTTTGGCATTGAAGGCGCAGTAGACCTTCCAGTACCTCCAGAATATGATGAACCACTTGGATGGGAAGATACTTGGAAGAATAACAGGACCAGAATTGTAAATACTCATCCTGGAATAACAGATTATCCTGCATTGGTTAAAACACAATTTGCGTTTTGGCGAGCAACAGACGAATTCCGTTGGGGTGCACCAGATAGACCATTTGCAAGATATGAACATAAAAATGCTCTTGCCGTTGGTGATGAATTTGTAATTTCAACAACTGGAGGAGATGGTAATAAATCTACTACATATTTAGCTACTCCATTTGAAAATGTAAAGGCTGGAAAGATTATTACAGCATTTGCCAATACAGTTCGTAGAGGATTAGATTTAATTGACAATCCTTATAAGAATTATGCACAATCTATTATCCTTGAGCCAGGAGATGTTCTTGATGGGCGTCAGGTTGGTGGAAAGATTTATGTAAACTTTACTGAAGAAATTAATAAGGTTACAGAAACTGGTTCTATTGAACTTACAAGCGATTACTGGGTAAATTATGCATATGAAAATGGAGCAATTGATATTGCTGCAAGAAATGATCTTTTACAACAAGACTTTGTTCAAACTGAGACTCCATATTGGTCATTAAACGGTATGCATATTTTACAACAAGCTGGCGCACAATATGAACTTGATACAGACTTTGAAAAACCTGGTGTTCAAAAGAAGGCAGTAAAGACTAGAAAGATTAATAAAGCTGGTGGACTGTCATTCACTTCAGTACCAACTGGCGGAGTATTCTTCTCCAGCACATATGCATGGCAATATCCAATGATCAATTTTGAAGTGCCATCAATGCCTACAAGAGGATTCCGCTGGTTGTCTAATAGAGAAGTTCTAGAAGGAACAGTTATCCGCCCAGTATCTATGGATGCTACAGCACAAATGCCAAATGCATTAGCTGTCCCAGATAAGGGAGCTTCATTTAGAACACAATCAATGGTTGCTGCTGGATACTTACCAGAAACACAATTTAGTTCAGGCACACGTACAATTCCTGTACTTCCTATGACTGCAAATGCTACAATTGTAAAGCCAGGGTCAACAATTGGAGTAACGCCAATGACTGCAACTACTGGAATGTTTATAAATAATAGAGCAATTGTTGCTGCAGAAGATCAGGTAATACTATACTTGATGCACGTAGACCCAATACTATACATAAGAGAGGACGTAATCAAATGATTAGTCAATACTGGATAAACCAGATCCCTGCTAGGCCTCTTTCGATTCAAGTAAAGGACCAGGATGGAAACAATGTTAACCTCTCTCCTTATACTACAATCGCAGCGGTTCTATTAGGATCAAGAAATGAAGAAATAAGCTTAACAGGCTCAACACTTAACACAAGCGGAAAAGAATATGGAACCATCATATTTGAATGGCCAACAGATCGTAGTCTTTTTGAATACCCTGGAGACTATGTTTTCCAGCTTAAATTGAGCGGAACAGGAAAATTAGATTTCACAACAACTCATACACTAAGAGTTCGTGAATTAGGAAGGAGATTTAGATAATGTTTAGTACTGTTAATAGCGTAAAAGAATATACTGGATACGATGTAACAATGCCATTAATTGCAAGAGCTCAGGCAATTGTAGAAATTTATATTGGTAGAGATGAAGTAGATATTGAATCTGCATCTGATTTAATTTTGCTTGATAAAATTACTTCATATCAAACAGCTTATATGCTTGAAAATGAAGATGTTGTTTTTAAACAAGCAGCATTAACAAGTCAAGGCCAAACAGATGCAATTGTTAACTTTGATACTAGAATGATGTCACCATTTATGTCACCATTAGCAATAATTGCTGCTAATGGACTTTCATGGAATAGATCCAGAAGCTACAGAACTGGCAAAATATTTCAATGGCCGACACGCATGGACTGGAGAACTCTATAATGTTGTTTGACACACTCAGAAGAGCCAAATATAATTATACTGCAGACTATTATGGCTATAGAAGAGTAACTTCTGCGGACGGAACAGTAACAGAAAATATTTATGAAACAATTCCAAGTCCAATCATACTTGCATTAAGTACAACATTTATAGGAGATATAGTTATATTAACTAATTCTAAATTACAAAAAGCTGGTTATTTGGCCAACATAAGAGATAGAAATGGAAATGAAATTTATGATGAAGGTCAGTGGGAAATCAAATCCACACAGCCAGTAGTCAATGCTTTAGGTTTTGTAGAAGGATATAAATATAAAGCAAAAATTATTTCTGGTGATGTTTAATGGCTAGAGGACGTTTTAGATTTGCTGTAAGATATATAGGAAGACAAGTATTTGGTTCAAAACGTCTGAATAGAAGATCAAACGGCAGAAGAGATGGGTATGACAGTTTATTTGATGCCGCAAAAGATATTAATAATGCCCGTGGTGGATATTTAGATGATAATCTTTGGGAAGAAGCTTATACTGATGTAATTGATTCACAAAAAGATAAAGCTGGAAATGCAGGACAAGAAACACTTTTAGGTGATGATTATTTTGCTAATCATGCAAAAGATTATTGCAGAACAAATGGAAAAGATTATAATCCAGAAGATTTTATTTCTTATGTTCAAAATCATTTAGGCGATGAGTATTATAATGCAATAAGTGAAATTACAGAAGAGTGCGCTAATGAATTGTATGAAGCGTGGGATCAATCATATGCTGGAGATAACATCGGCGAAAAGATGTTTGGTGATTATACTCCAAAGAATAACAGAGTGTATGGCAGCACTGCTGGTGCAGCTGCTGCATATAGAGCGGCAGCTATTAGAAATGGATACAAAGCTCCGACTTCAGCGGCAAACAGACAATTTAATTCAGAAAAAAATAGACAGTCTCTTATTTCAAGATTTGGAACTGGACCTACAAAGGCATGGAAATCTGGTGATAGCATCCGAAATAATCCTGGATATAGTGCATACAGACAAGCTGCTCTTAGAAATGGAAAAACATTAAGGCCATGACACAGACACAAGCAATATTAGGTATAGTTGTGTCCGTTATGTCCGTTTTAGCAGGATTTACGGCATTCGTTAAATGGCTTGTTAAACATTATTTATACGAACTTAGACCTAATGGTGGTGGAT